GAATTGCTTCTAATGACGTGCGAAATGATTGATGAACGTTGGAATCTAAGAATCAAAGTAATGCAAAATGATGAACCGCGTTTGCGCCGAGGTTTGAGAGAATTGGATAGACAAATTATTTCCAATTTGTCGTTGCTTGGATTCACGCCAAGCGACAGAAGCAGATTGGGAGTTGCCGAAGTCAAAGCGGCATCTAAACTGGAAGAATTGAAGCTTAGAAAGGCGAAAATTGTGGCCACCACAATGGCTGACACCAGTTCCGCAGAATCAAATTGATACAGGTCAAGGCGAACTTGTAATTGATTTTGCTGAGAATTTTGGTGTAGTCACAAAAGATTCGGTTGCTGGCGTTGCTGGTGACCCATTACATTTGCGCGATTGGCAAAAAGACCTTATCCGCCACGTATTTGCTGGCGAAGATGGTTTGTATCGCCACGCCATAAATCTGATTTTGATGCCAAGAAAAAATGGCAAATCGGCATTGGGTTCTATTTTTGGACTTTATTCGTTGATTCTTGGCGTGCGTGGTGCGGAAGTTTATTCGGTTGCGGCTGAAAAAGAACAGGCGCGAATTGTTTTCCAAGATGCCAAACGAATGATTGAAGCAAGCGAAGAACTAACAAACATAACCAAGCTGTATCGCGATGCCATCGAATTGCCATCCGAAGGTTCCGTTTATCGCGTATTGTCTGCCGAAGCTTATTCCAAAGAAGGCTTGAATCCATCCGCCGTTATTTTTGATGAGTTGCACGCCCAACCAAATCGCGAATTGTTTGATGTTATGTCTTTGGCTATGGGTGCTAGAGGCAGACTTGCCACGTTGATTGCCATCACAACTCCGGGTGTCAAAACCGATTCAACGGGACAAGATTCAATTGCGTATTCGCTTTATCAATACGGACAAAAAGTTGCTCGCGGCGAAGTAAAAGACCAAACGTTTTTTATGGCTGCTTGGGAAGCACCAATTGAAGCAGACCACCGCGACCCGAAAACGTGGGAAATTTCCAATCCCGGATTTGGTGACATTTGTTCTGCCGAAGACTTTGCTTCTGCCGTCAAACGAACACCAGAACCCGAATTCAGAACCAAACGATGTGGGCAATGGGTTTCATCCGCCGTTTCGTGGTTGCCAACTGGCGCGTGGGAAGCGTGCGAAGGTGAAATTGATTTGGACGGCAAAGAATACATTATTGGTTTTGACGGGTCATTTAGCGGCGATTCAACTGTTCTAATCGGTGCAACCATCGAAGCCGAACCCCACGTTTTTATGATTCAAGCTTGGGAAAAAGACGTAACGATTCACGATGATTTGTGGCGCGTGGACATTTTGCAAGTTGAAAACAAAATCAGGGAATTCGTCAAAGCAAATCCCAATGTGAAAGAAATCGTCTGTGACCCGTATCGCTGGCAAAGGTCGATGCAGGTGCTAATGGAAGAAGGTTACCCAATTGTGGAATACCCAAGCACCAATGCCCGCCGAATGGTAACGGCGTGCGCCAAGTTTTTTGATGCCGTAGTGGAAAAACGGCTAAAACACGATGGCAATCCGCTATTGGCAAGACATTTATCAAATGCGGTTGTGAAACAGGACAATTTGGGAATTCGCATCGTAAAAGAAAATCGTTCATCAACCAGAAAAATAGACGCCGCCGTTGCCGCGGTTATCGCTGTGGATAGAGCGTTGCAAGTTAGAATAGAACCAGAACAACAAATGCCGGGTGTTTATGTCTTCTAAGTTAGTTGCGGCGCTACAAGCCGCTGGTGCCGTAACGATAAGCGTTGGTATCGGAATGGTATTCATACCCGCTGGAATCATTTCCATTGGCGTGTTTGCAATCCTATTTGGAATTGCCATTGAGAGGCGATAGTGCTAAATAATCTTTTTGAGCGTAGAGCAGTAACCCCCAATTCATTGTGGGGTGCTGGACTTGACTTTGAATTACAAAACAATTCTGGAACATTCATCAATGAAGAAAATGTTTATAAATTAGCTGGCGTATCCGCTGCCATTTCGCTAATCGCTGGAACAATTTCAACGCTTCCAATGGATGCTTGGGTAAAACGCGATGGTCAAAAAAACCTTATGCGCCCAAAGCCAGATTGGGTGAATCGCCCAGACGTTTCGTTCGTAGATAGAACACCATTCATCAGCTCAATCATTGCTTCTTTGATGCTGGATGGAAATGCTTTTGTGCGCGTGTTCAGAGATGCCGATGGATTGCCAATCAATTTAACCGTTTTGAATCCAACCAAAATCAAAGTTCACCGCAATGGTGTCGGACGAGTAATTTTTGAATACACCGAAGACGGCAAGAAATACACATCAGACGAAATTTTGCACATCGTTGAATCCGTAATGCGCCCAGGACAAATTCGCGGTGTTTCGCGTGTCGAAGAAATGAAAGATGCGCTTGGTTTGGGATTGGCACTTGATTCTTACGCTCAACGATTCTTTGGGCAAGGCACATCAGGCAATTACGCATTGGTAACACCACAAACGCTAACCGAAGAACAAGCAAAAAATCTTGCCAAAGCGGTGGATGCACGTCACGGCGGTTGGCGCAAAGCTCACAAAACGATGGTGTTACATTCGGGCATTGACATCAAAGACATTGGCGTAAATCCAGAAGAATCTCAATTATTGGATTCGCGCAGAATGTTCATCGAAGACTTGTGCCGTATTTGGAACATTCCGTCCCATATGATGAATTTGCCGGGAACCAACACTTACAGCAGCGTAGAAGCAACACAAATTGAATTTGTAACTCACACATTGCGCCCATACGTTGCGATTATTGAAAACGCACTAAGCACTTTGCTACAAATTTATCCAAATGGTGTTGGCGCATTTGTCGAATTCAATATGAATTCATTGCTTCGCGGTGACGTTCAATCCAGATTCAGCGCGTATTCACAAGGTATTCAAGCTGGAATTTTGACTAGCAACGATGCACGCGTGGCAGAAGGTTTATCCAAGATTGATGGTGGAGACATTTTGCGCGTGCCATTGGCAAACGTCAATATCGATGCCGCTGATTTGTCTGCAACAGACCGCCGCGTATTGATGGCACAGCGTTTGATTGTTGCTGGTTTCGACCCAGCGGAAACACTTGCCGCGATGGGCTTGCCACCAATTGCACATACTGGAATTCCAAGCGTCCAACTTCAAGGCGTTGCACAAATCAACCCAGAAGACCCCAAAGCTGCATACACGGAGAACTAAATGGCACTTATCGCGGCGCATTACGCAATTGGAACAGTTGCAACACTTGTAGTTCCAGCACACGACCACATTCAGCAAGTAACTTTGCATAATCACGAACACAATTCCAATTCACAAATTTATGTAAATGGTCCAGGCGTTGCGGTAAATAATGGATTGCATTTACCCGATACAGAAACAATTCAATTGAATTTGGCTGCTGGTGATTCAATGTGGGCAATTTCAGACACCACCGACAATGAATTGCACGTTCTCATTTCTAGGATGTAAATGCCTTACTACATAACAAACACAAATCCCAATTGCGATGGTTGGGCTGTCGAAAAAGAAGACGGCGAAGTTATTGGATGCCACACCGATAAACAATCCGCCATTGACCAAATGATTGCCGTTTCTTTAGCCGAAGGCATCGAACCAGCTGGGGAACGCGCAAAACCCGAAGATTTAGAAATTGGTGATTACGTTTCTTGGAACGCATCTGGCGGGCGCGCACGTGGCGAAATTGTGGACATTGAACGCGATGGAACTATCAATGTGCCAAATGCAGATGTAACGATTACAGGAACGCCAAACGACCCAGCGGCATTGATTCAGATTTATCAGCAGGTTGGCGATGGATGGGAAGACACGGATGTGTATGTTGCCCACAAATTTTCTACGCTAACCAAAATTGAACCATTGCGCGAACCAATGGATGAAGACGAAGACGAAATGCGCCAAGTCAATTTGACACCACCAAGTTAGATGCGTGCATCCGCAAGACGTGGATTGCAATGGTATTCCGAGGGATTGGGCGGCGATGGATTGGTTGACCGCACAATTCGCGAAGCTCGCGCAATGGCGGAAGGCAATGTATCCGCAAACAAATGGGTAAGAATTGCCGCGTGGATTGCACGTCACATTTCTGATTTGGATTCGCCAGATGCAAACCCTGAATCAGATAATTACCCAACAGCGGGCGTTGTCGCTATGGCATTGTGGGGCGGTGGAACAACCAAACGTTCTGCACGCAGGGCAATGGA